AAGAGTCTTTAAGAAATTAAATATCCTACCAAACAAACCCATCACAGGTTTCATTACAGTATCACCTACTTTTTGTAGAATATTTGGTTTACTACTTTCTAATCCCTTCTCTTGACCTTTACGTTCATCCTCTTCCTTCTCCCTTCGCATACTTTCAGCAACACTCTTATCATTATCTTGCTGTTGAATTAAAGTATCTCTAATCGAATCAACAGTAGAAGCAATGGACTGAAGGGATTCCAATAAAGGACTTCCCATCTGCTGTGGAGTATCTACTGATTTTAATTGTTTATCTACATTTTCTTTGCGAAGTTTGATGATGTTCTTCAATAAAGTAATCTTCTTTTCATTCTCAGCAACTCTATTCTCTATATTATCTACAGACTCTTGACTGCTTCCTTTCTTAAATGAATCGGCAGTTATAGTTGACCTCTTAACATTAAGCCCACCAATTTTTTCCTTTTGATCACTCAAAAAGGAAGATGCATTTATTAATTGTTGGCGGGATTTAGCCATACTTGGATTGGTTTTGCTTTTGTTTTTGTTCTTCCTCTTCAAGATGCTGTCGAAGAAGACCCACATAGATGTCTCGTTCCCAAGGCATCATATTTTCAATCTCTGTTAAGCTATATTTATGGTACTGCATCAAGGCAAAATTTAACTTGAAATAAGATTCCAAGTCCATATATGCCATGCCTATGCGAAAAAAGACGCTAAGCCCTCCAGTACCACTTCACTTTCAACTTTTGTTTTAGGATTAGTAACCTTAATAGTATGAGATAACTTAGGCATTGTCTCAAAGAACTTCTCAATATCCTTAAACTGAGATGAGTTCATAGATTCAAGAAAGTCTTTCACTTCTTTCTTAGTACAATCAGCAGTTGCCCATACTTCTTCTTCATTATAAATTTTATCAATACATGTACCAATCAATTCAAAAGATTGTTCCATCTGATTTCCTTCTTTAAAATCAAAATTGTTTTTAATAAACTCATCTAGAGAAGGATACTTAAGTTCCATCATCAAGTTATCATCTAACTTAATTTGTTTATTATGTTCATCATCCTTTTGAACTTTAATATCATCTATATCAAGAGTAACTTTAACCTCTGTATTTGTATCATCAGGACAAATAATATTAAGTTCTAATTCTTCTCCTACAGACTTACCACGAATATGAAGGAATAGAAATTCAATATCAAATGTAGGAAGAGATTCTACCTTTACACCCTTAGTGAGAACACAACTCTTTAGAACAGTTTTAATTGCTGTAGTAATTTGCTTGGTATCTTCACTCTCCAATGCAAGAACTAAAAGTTTTTCTTCTTTAACAAGAAATGGTCTATATTTAACCGACTGACCTGTTGACGGTAACTCCAATTCATAAGTCGGAGTCGCAATTTTTGGTAAAGGCATAATATCCTAATACAATTCAGTGTACTTTATTTAGATGGGTCTTTATGGTATAAGTCCCATATCTCGTCTCTCATCCTCGTTATATTGATTCTCTAGTACTATACCACTACTATTAAAAAACTCCACCTCTGACTGACCATCACTCCCATTTCTTTTTGGAGCAGGACCTTGTGCTCCTGTTATTCTATCTACAGTATACCTAATATATGTCATACCAACACTACACCGTAACAAATCTGATCCATTATAACTAACTGGCATTGAAGTTATTGATATGGGGTAACTCTTTATAAATTCGTACCTCAATCTATGCCCCGTTGTCTTTGTTTTTTTAGTCCTTATTTGTTCATCTTTTTCAAATTTAGTAACTGATAATCCAGTAGCAGTATATCCATCATATCCAGTTGAAGAGTCTGGATATCTTATCCTATAAAAATAATCTTCAGATTTAGGAGTAATTGTATCAGATCCATATTGTTCTCCAGTAATATATGCTATCCATGTTTCAAAAACTTTAATAGGTAAATAATTTTCCGCATCTACATAAAATGTTAAATCTAACCTATCATCAAATATTCTTCTATATGCATGTCTCTCCGTCACACCAGTAAAATTATTATTAATTTCCGTTGTAGCTAACTGAGATCCAGGAAGAGATGCTTCAGCACATAATAAATTTAATTGCCCTTGATGAACCCCTGTAGAATAATCAAATGCATTAGTCATCACCTTATCAAATCCATCAGGCAGTCCAATATGAACCTCATAGTGAGAGGTTAATGCTGGACGTAACAAATTCTTTTTAATGTCTGCTACAGTTTTTGTGAAAGGCATTTATAAATACTTTTTGACCTTATATATTATATATGGCTGAAAGTAAGAAAAGTATTTACAAACCTAAATTTCCTAAGAAATATAAGGGTGATATATCTAATATCATATGCCGCAGTAGTTGGGAGAATAAATTCTGCGGTTGGTGTGACTTGAATGAGAACATTATAGAGTGGGGAAGTGAAGAGTTTTTCATTCCATACCGTGCTCCTGATGGTAAGACTCGTCGTTACTATCCAGACTTTATCATCAAAGTAAAGGAAAGTAATGGTCAAATTAAAACCTATGTGATCGAAGTTAAACCTGCCAAACAAACACGACCACCTAAACCAAGAAAAAAAGTGACTCAATCATATATCTACGAATGTAAAACCTATGCAACTAACCAAGCCAAATGGAAAGCAGCAGATGAATGGTGTAAAGATAAGAGAGTTGAATTTAAAATTATCACAGAAAAAGAATTAGGTATCCATCATGGCAGATGATAATAGAATCAGAGAATTTCTTAGTGATTTAAACAATAGAACCAATGATTCAGAAGAAATGATGCTGGAGATCATGGAAGTTCTTAATCAAACTGTAGAACCCATCCCTGAGGTAGGAAAGTTCTATACCTTTGTATACAATGCTAAGACTCCTGGTGAAACCTATGATCAACATCCTTTGATCGCATGTACTTCATTAGAAAGATGGGGATTCCGTGGTCTTAACTTTCATTGGCAGAAATATAGGAACTATACATGGGAAGAACTAGCAGGACAACTGTATGTGGTTCAATATAATGAACTTGATGACCTTCTTGCCATCCCCTATGCTAAATATATACTAAATCCTCCCTAAATAATTAAAAAAATAATATAAATGTCATCAGCAATCTCAGGACCAGTATATCAAAGCGGGAGTTTTGGTTCAGCAAAAGCATTTAAAGTGCCTGGATTAGGTAATGAAAAATATTGGATAAAAGTAGGTAGAGTTGCACCTAATGTAGGTAAGGTAGAAGTTTGGAATGAAGAGATGCTACAATTAGATTCACGTATTGGTGTATTAGATTCTGCATCAGATCAATGGACATTTAATGAAGGCAGTGGTGGAGTTGGTTTAAGAAAAGTAGATGGAAAATTTGTAGATGAAAGAAAAATTTTCACCGATCCTGCAATAAAGAAATTCATACTTGACGCTAGTAAACAAGTGGTAATTGAAGGGGAACTTGGAGATGGAGAAAGAAGTGAAGAGACAGTGGCAAAAGCAGAGAAAGAAGCTAATGAAGTATTAAAACAAAATAAAGAAGTTGTTAAGGATAAATTATCTGATGAATTAAATGACAAAGGAGGTAAAGATAGATTTGGAACAAGAAGGGAGTTTGGTAATTTTGTATACCCCGAAACACTCAGAAAAACTGAACAGGATGTTATCAAATTTACAATACTTCAATACCAACCTAAAGGATTTAAAGCAAGAGAAAATAGTTTAGATTTCTTTGGTGAGAGAAATGTAATGAAAGGCAGAAAACCAGTGGGAACAGTAGTTCTTCCTATTCCTGGTGGTATAGGTGATTCTAATTCATGTGATTGGGGGGAGAATTCTATGACTGCTATGCAAGCAGCTATTGCTAACATTGGTTTAAGTTTCCTTACAGGAACAGACCTAGCAGCACAAATAACGGGGACTGCCCAAGGAGCACAAAACAATAAAGATGATATTAAAGACGCTTTATCTAACTCTATTGTTGAAGCAGCAACAGGAGGTCAAGGAGGAGCACTTCTTTCAAGAACAAAAGGAGTAATAATGAATCCTAATATGGAATTATTATTTAAAAAACCTCAACTCAGACCCTTCACCTTTACATTTAAATTAGCTCCTCGTAGTAGAAATGAAGCAAAACAAGTAATCAATATCATCAGAACATTTAAACAATCTATGGCTCCGATAAGAAGTCAATCCAATCTATTCTTAAGAACTCCACATACATATCGTCTGCAATATATGTCAAGAGGAAAAGTTCATCCATATCTAAACATGTTTAAAGAATGTGCTCTCACCAATTTAAATATGAAGTATACACCTGATGGAAATTATGCTACCTATGAAGATGGTGTCATGACTGCATACGAAATGACTATGCAATTCAAAGAACTCGAACCAGTATTTAATGATGACTATGAA